GTTTGCAGCTATTGTTGGTTGACCAGATGAAGTTACAAATAAATCTAAACGTTTACTACCACCAGAACCAGTTTCTTCTAATCGTATTTGTGGTTGATTTGTAACTATTTGAATCTCATTATCTGGAGAGGTATCGGTGTCGCTGTCATAGATACCAAAATGGGCTTGGGATTCGTCGAATATGAATTTTTTTGAACCTAAATGAACATCACCAATGACATCTAAGGCTACTGTTGGAACATCACTTGCGATACCAACATTACCATTGGCTTGGATGCGAATCCTTTCAGATATACCACCAGCAGAGGCAGAGGTTCTCAAACTTATATAACCGTCATCTTTATTAGTTGTATCATCACCAGCATGGAAACTTATATCCGCTACATGAGTTGAATTCCATCTTGCTTCAAGCATTGCAATTAAGTCATTTGCAGAACCTCTATTTGCATTTACTGTATTGATTATATAATGATCTCCAGAAGCGGTTTGTATTAAACCTCTTCCATTACTAGACATTGATTGATTTATATTTAATCCATCAAAAGTAAAGTTCGCTTCAGCGTTTAAAGCATCTGTAGTTCCAGTGTTTGTTATTACTCTATTATCTGCTTGGTTTGCGACTGATACTCCTGACAAACCACTTAATCCAGAACCATCACCAATAAATGAGGTTGCAGTTACGATACCTGAGAAAGTTGCATTTCCATTAGCAGCAATAGTAGCAGCAGTTCCTACGTTAATATCACCACCACTGTCGATGCGAAGTCTCTCTACATCAGAAGTTCTAGCTACAATTGCATCTGTTTCAAACCTTAGTCTTGTATTAATATTTCCTGTATGTCTTATGTCTTGAGAAATATCCAAATCACCAGTAACATCAATATCACCAGTAACATCTAAGTCACCGTTGATATCTGCTCCTGTTGCAGTTATTATACCAGCAGTCGCAACGTTTCCGTTAGAGAATACAGTATAAGCAGATCCAACCTTATACCCCCCAGAGGCAGTTACAATACCAGTTGTGTTTATTGAAAGACCCTCTACCGTAAGCGTACCATCAGCAGCATTTATTAGATCAGTATTTCCATCTATGCGAATACCCATTTTAACTCGCGATACTTTTTAGGTATTTATAAAAAAACTAATAAGGCGAAAAAAATGGCGGGATTTTTTCCCGCCCTTTTTGGAAGCTAAAGCTAATTTTGGTGGCCGTTAAAGAGGATCAACGTATGATAACACCTCATCACCTGCTGTATCACGCACAAACAGTAACATATTCATAAACTGATCCACGGTTTCACAGTCTACTGTTTTCTCATCACCCTCACTAGAATACAGATAAATTTTACGCTTGAGTGGATCAACGACACAACGTGTCAAGTAAGCATCATTCATTAGATTTGGGATATTTATACCAGAATGATAACACATACCTTTCACTCTTGTCAACCTTGCTCACATGATGAAGATACTTTGAATTTGAGAATACGATAAGTTTACCTGTCTCTGGTTTCACATCCATGTGTTCAAACA